AAGCACGGATGGAAAAGGGTTATCAGTCAAATCTGGGGGACATGGTCAAGCTGTGGCCGACTCCGACATCGATGACAGGCGGCGAGGGTGTGGCGCCAAGTCATCTGGACGGGAGTCACGGATGGAACATTGGAGCGGCGGTGAATGCGGCAGATCCGAAGAATGGTGGGAAGTTGAACCCGAAGTGGGTCGCTTGGTTGATGGGCTACCCAATCGAGTACCTCAACTCCGTGCCTTGGGAAACAGCATCGTCCCGCAGATCGCGCAAAAAATCGGACAAGCAATAAAGGAGACATATTATGCGTGATATGTTCAAGCCTGTAGAAAACCCATCGTTCCGTGTCATAAGTTTGGGCGCGGGGGTTCAGTCTACGGTTATGGCTCTGATGGCTGAAGCTGGGGACATTGGTCCAAGGCCCGATTGCGCTGTATTTGCAGACACGGGTTGGGAACCCAAGGAAGTGTATGACCATTTAGATTGGTTAGAGACGCAACTATCCTTTCCTGTGTACCGTGTGCAGCGGGGCAACATCAAAGAAGATTTGGAGTCGGATCTGAACACCACGGGTCATAAGTTCGCGTCGATACCTTTCTTTCTTATAAACAAAGATGGCAGTAACGGCATGGCCCGTAGGCAGTGTACCAGTGAGTATAAGCTCAAGCCGATACGGAAGAAGGTTCGAGAACTGGCTGGCTTACGTCCTCGCCAACGGACGCCGAAAGGTTTTGTGGTGGAGATGTGGATTGGCATATCCAAAGATGAGGTGATGCGGGTTAAGCCAAGTCAAGACTCTTGGGTTGAGAACCGTTGGCCGTTGTTGGAGGAAGACTTTAATCGGCGCGATTGCCTTCGTTGGTTTAACGAAAAACACGCAGACCGGACGTTGGCCAAGAGTGCTTGCATAGGCTGTCCGTTCCACACGGACCATGAGTGGCGCCGTATTAAGGATGTATTCCCTGACGAGTTTGAGGAAGCTTGCCAGGTTGATGAGAAGATTCGTGAGGCAGAGGGACGATTCCATGGCGCGAGGTTTTTACACGCCAAGCGCATACCGTTGCGTGACGTTGATTTCAGTACAGCAGAAGAGAGAGGCCAAGGCGAATTATTTGACGATCAGATGATGAACGAGTGTGAAGGGATGTGCGGACTATGAGAAGTCTATTGGGGGCAATCTTGTTATCGATCTGTGCGAGTGCAGCGAGTGCAAACGAACAGAAGTGTTTAGCGGAGGCCTTGTATTTTGAGGCCCGTGATCAGGGAATCGTGGGCATGGTAGCGGTGGGCGTGGTCATACAGAACCGGGTGGACCATCCAGACTACCCAGACACGGTGTGTGGGGTTGTGCATCAGGGCCGTTACTGGCGCGGCAATCCTATAAAGTATCAGTGTCAGTTTACATATTGGTGTGATGGTAGGCCTGAACGTCCAACGGACGAGGAGTCATGGCGCATTGCCAAAGGTATCGCTTTCAATCTTCTGATGAAGGAGATAAAGATAACCGGACTTGAGGATGCTACTCACTACCATGCAGATTGGGTCAGGCCTGATTGGTCCATGGTCCTTGAGCGGAAGTCCCAGATTGGTCAACATATATTCTATGCGAAGAAAGACGGACAATGAAAAAGGCGGCGAACACTTACGAGAACAGGACACGCACTAAGAGAAAGCGGCGTCCCTATCCGTTAAACATACGAAAGAATCTGGGTCCTAAGTCTCCGTGGAGGGGGTGTCTGAAGAAACGTCGGGGGCAGGGATGATGTCCTTCTGTGGGAAACAGAAGAATTGAGCCTTTTCTATGACGGTGTTTCTTGGCACCACGGTGGTGGTCCAGATTTGCAAAGACATCAGGTTTTCGGAAACGTGTTCTTGGCACTTACTCACAGAGTCAAATGAGAAAGGCCCCTCGCTTTCTGTCCCCACTTGAAGGGATATGGGGTGAGGGAGATCCATTAAGTGGATGATGACTACCAGAGCGTACTTCATGACTTATCTTCTCGTTTGATCGCGTCCAACTCGTACCCCATAGCACATAATAGACTTTCGATCTTGTAAATAGAAGGCTCGAGGATCTTGCAACGCTCATAGTTTTCTATGGTGCTTGAGCCCACACCAGACAAGGCAGAGAGTTGGGTCCGTGTAAGACCGGACTCCCGCCTTATGTCTGATAAGATTACGGACCAGTGTTCTCTTTGCTCAAGCATCTCATACTATTAATGTTCAGACATGTCAGAAGTGTCCAGATCCTCTAACACTTCTTCAAAGGAAGAACCTTGTTCGCCTGCCATTATTCCCAACGTGGTAGTCATGAGCTTGGAGACAATGTACAGGGTTTTTTCAATTCCCATTTCCGCTGCTCCTGCTTCAAACGCGGCCCTGAAGAGAACTACTGATTTCATCTCCGTAGTTACGTCAGTGTTCTTATCAGCTAATTCCCTCACTTCTTTGTAAAAATCATCTAGAACCTTCATGCGCTTGAACTCCCACCATAAGTTAGCCGAAGTTCAGCGTCCGTGGGTGCATTTTGAGCCACTTCCACTAAAAAAGCAATCTGCTGCGCGGGAGATCGCTGGTTCTGTTCTGCGAGGGTCATGAGTTTTTCCCATGCCGGAATAGGCACGGCAACGCTTTTGTATCTTTTGGTATCAGGCATCTATTATCTCCTTTAGATGGTTAAGTTGTTGTCTGGTTTCGTTGAAAGTATTTAAATAGTCGGGGTCACATGTCGCTATGACTGCTTCAATGATCTCATTATCATTGAACCCCAAGGTCATCATCTCGCCTCTGAACGTTGAGACGAGACGTTCTGCACCCAGTCGGTAAGACTTATCAGGCTTCAAAGTCTTCTCCAACTAAGAGCCAGTTCACGCTAACGTTGAGGTAAGATGAAAGAACTAAGACATTTTTAATGGTAGGAAAGTTCTTATCTTTTACCCAAGCATGAACCGAAGGTTGTGCTAAAGATAAATCACGAGCAATGTCGCTTTGACTTTTTTGAGCGTTTTTCATGGCAACGCTCAACCTCTGACCAAAACTAGTCATCAGCTTTTGCCGGCATCTTGAGTTTCCACACAATGTAAGGTTCGCCACACTTACCCGTTTCAATCTCACAGATCTGACCCGGGATAGACTTGGCGGTAGGATCTAAGGGTTGCACCCCAACGTAGTGCCACTTGGCGCCTTGTTTCATTTCCTTGATGGCTTGATCAAAGAACTCTTTGTTCTCAGATACAAACAAGCTCCCCATCAAAACCGCTGCACTCATAAAAAACTCCATCTTCTTTCTCCTATGTAAGCCATTGTCTAAGATCTTCGCCAAGCACCATGCTGGCGATATCCATCTTGCTCCGAAGAGCCTTGACAATCTGTTCGTCAATCGTCCCTTCCGAAATAAAATCTATGTAAGTAACGTGGTCTGTCTGACCAATTCGATGCGCTCTGTCTTCTGACTGCATCCGCACGGCTAAATCAAAACTGTTTGCGAAGTACACAACGTTAGTCGCAGCAGTTAGCGTGATACCGTATCCACCCGTCTGTGGATTACCCACAAAGAATCGTGCGTCTCCGTTTTGGAATCGCTCAATCGCGTCACTACGCTCATCGTCTGTGGTGTCGCCAAAGTAAGATACCGTGGACCCTGGTCCGTGTTCCTTGGTCAGTGCTTCAGTAATACGCTTCACGTCATACCTGAACCGTGACCAGATGATTGCCTTGCCTTCGATCTCTTCAAGGCAGTCGAGTAGTTCGTTGAGTCTGTTATCTTTGATCTCAATAAACTCACCACTGTCCGATTTAACATGACCAGACAGAACCTGTTGCATTCTTAGTAGCTGGGTCATGACGTTGTTCGCGGTCATGAAGTCATGATCATCTATATGTGCAAGGGCAAACTCTTTAAGTTCAGTGTAAATGCGCTTTTGATCGTCGGTCAGAACGATGTTGCGTTGCGTATAGATCTTTGACGGTAGATCCAGACACTCGTCTTTTGTGATTCGACTAGAAAAACCTTTTAAGATTGAACTGAGCTGTTCCAAGTTGCGGTATCCCACAACTCGATTAAAAGAATGTGATCCAACATGCTGTCGTTTCATCACGGCATAGCGATATTGGAACTGAAAGAAGTTGTCGCCGCACTCTCCAAGCAAGGTCTTATCCAGAAACCTACACTGCGCCCACAAGTCCATAGGCGATTGCGTGACGGGGAACCCTGTCAGGATGCGTCGATACTTTGCGAACTCACCCACTTTAATAAGTGCCTTGGTTCGACTCGCCTTGGGCGACTTGATCGCGGTGGACTCGTCTACTGCGAGTAGGGCCTGTGACGACTTTAGAAGGGCAGTGAGGTACTTCCTACCTTTGGGCGTTGAGAGAGCCTCTACATTCATGACCAGCACTCTCAGATCATCTGAGGCGTCTAGGAGGTCTTCTAACGCTGCACGTTCCGATTTGTTGGCCCCGGACTTCCACGTGACAACCTTCCGCGATATTCGGTCAGGCATATGTGCGGGTATCTCAAGATTCGCCCAGTTGCGGTACACACCTTTCGGCGCCACCACTACAAAGGTGTCGATCTTACCCGTCTGAAATAGAAGGGCCGCGTTGTCGATACAAACTTTTGACTTGCCTGTACCCATCTCCATAAGGTAAGCCCAATTCGTTTGCGGCCACGAAGTTTTTAAAACGTCATCCTGATGTTTATAAGGTTTCGTTTTATATTCATAAGACATTTCCATCATTCGTGGAAAATAACTATAAATTTTACCATTGGCAAATGTTTTTTTGTGTGGTAGGAAGGTCGCGTAGAAAGTGAGAAAGCAGAATGAGCGTATATGTCACCCAAGAAAATCCCCGTGTCGATATCGTATCGGCAACGAAGTATGGGGACCTCGAGCCTCTCGCCTCACCTTTTGATCAAGTGCATCTAAACCCTGGCCGCATTGTGTCGCAGCTTCGACGCAAGCTCCAGAAGTTTGGTGATGACGATTGGCTGTTGGCAATGGGTGACCCTGCGATTATCGGCATTGCTTTCGCACTTGCTGCATCCGCTAACCATGGTCGTGTGAACTTACTCAAGTGGGACAAGATGGAGAGATCCTATTATCCCGTGAGGGTAAATCTGCGCGGCGGTGGCATTGAGAACTTGAACCCTGACGAGGAGATACGTTGATGAGTAAAGAAGAAGTTTGGGATGAAATCGAAGCCGATGCTTCCAAGTTTGATGCGCTGACAACTGAGGCGGGATCTGAATTGAGTGAGATGATACGGATTTTGTCAGATGTAACGTCAGCAATATCAAAGGCAGAGGAGTCGGTGAAGTCTTTGAAGAAAAGTCGTGATCGATACCTTCATGATCTTATTCCGGGCAAGATGGCCGAAATGGGATTGGACAAGGTTGAGGTCGATGGCAACAAGGTATCGTTACAAACATTTGTGTCTGGCACGATGCCGAAAGATCCTCTTGAGAGAAATTGGGCGTTAAACCATCTGCGTGAGATTGGCGCGGGGGACTTCATCAAGAACGATGTAAGTGTGTCGTTTGGAGTAACCCAAGACAATGTCGCAAAAGATTTGGCGGCTGATCTTGAGAACAAGGGATATGAGACCTCTTCAAAGACGTGGGTGGAACCCATGACCCTTAAAAAGTTGATTCGTGAACGAGTAGAAGCGAACCAAGAAATAGATCTTGATATTTTTAATGCACACGTTGGAACAATAGCGAAGATTAAAGGAGCATAGACATGGCTAAATCAAACGGAAACGCAAAACTACCAGCAGAACTCGCCGCCGCATTTGAGGAAGATGCGGGTATGGGACTTGAGGATGTATCTACAGATGATATGCAGATACCCTTCCTACGCTTGATACAAGCGTTGAGCCCACAACTCAAAAAGTCTGACCCAGCTTTCATCGAAGGTGCGTCACAAGGTGATATCTTCAACACCGTGACGAACAAGGTGTGGCAAGCAGACAAGGGCGTGACAGTTCTGCCTGTTCATTTCATTCAGAAGCTTTTGGAATTTGTGCCACGATCCGCTGGCGGTGGGTTTGTCGGAGAGTTGAACCCCAACAGCGCCGAAGTGCAACAGGCGGTGCGTGACAAGGATTCCGGTATGGAGGTATTGCCCAACGGCAATGAGCTAGTCCGCACGGCACAGCACTACGTTAAGATTGTTCATGAGGACGGTACTTTGGAAAGCGCCATCGTGGACATGAAGAAGACACAGTTAAAAGTGTCTCGTAAATGGATCACATTGATCGCCATGCAGAAGCACAACGGAAGCACCCTTCCATCTTTTGCAAACACCTACCAGTTGAAATCCATCGAAGACGGCAATGACAAGGGCAGTTGGTACTCTTGGTCCATAGGCTTTAATGCACCCGTCTCTAGTATGGACGCCTATCGCGAGTGTAAGGAACTTCACACCAACATTAGGGATGGTCTGGTGCAACTCGCACCTCCACCCGCTGATATGATGGTGGAAGATCAGTCCTCTGAAGAAGTGCCGTTCTAGGAAGGACTGCGGCCCCCTCGTCTGCACACGGGGGGGCCTCTTTTCCAATGGGGAGCGCATCAGAAAGATTCCTTCAATTGTTTGAAGGCTACGGAAAGGCCCATGGACAGACTGCTGTCTTGGACCGTGCTAGGCATGGCAAGACACAGGCTAAGTATCAAATCGTCCATGAACCGTTGACCGTGGAACTCGTTCAAAGTCACTTGGACGGGAAGCTTGGTGTCGGGTCCATACCCATCGATGAACAAAGCAAGTGTTCGTTTGGTGCCTTGGACATTGACGATTACAACTTGGACCTCCCGGCTTTGCTGGAGAAGGTCAAGAGATTTAAACTCCCTCTGGTCATGTGCCGCTCAAAGTCGGGTGGCGCTCATTTGTTCTTGTTTTTATCAGAGAAGATCGCAGCCGCAGAAGTGCGGGACAGGCTGGCAGAGTTCGCGTCTGTCCTTGGCTGGGGTAACTGCGAGATTTTTCCAAAGCAAGAAGAGGTTCGAGCGGACAGAGGAGACATAGGAAACTTCATAAACCTACCGTATCAGAACGCCAAACACACAACGCGATATGCCTTGACTAAAGACGGCGACAGTTTGTCTCTGGACGATTTTTTGAAACTGGCAGAGAAGCTTCGCATATCAGGTAAGGATTTAGCGGCCATACAGCTTGGCTCTAAAAGCAGTGTGCTTCCAGATGGCCCCCCTTGTTGTCAGCAACTGACAGAGTTCGGGATACCAGAGGGTGGGCGTAACACCACACTTCTAAACATAGGTATCTACTACAGGAAATGTTCGCCCAACGATTGGAAAGAACGACTTGAGAAGCACAACAGGGATTACTGCAACCCACCCTTACCCGCCAGAGAGATTGTAGCGATACAGGAACAGCTTGAGAAAAAGGACTATGCGTTCACGTGCAAACAGGAACCGTTGCAGAGTCATTGCAACAAGTCACTGTGTCGCAGCCGGAAGTTTGGCATAGGGTTTCACAACTCTCACCCTGTGGTAGGGGGACTGACAGTTGTGGAGTCAGAGCCCCCTGTTTGGTTTATCAACGTGGACGGGGCAAGATTGGAACTGTCCACCAAACAATTACAGATGCAGGTAGAGTTTCAACGTGCTTGCATGGAACAGATGTACAAGATGCCAGCCAAGATGAAGGACGGCGATTGGCGGGACCTGATAGACACGTTGCTCAATGATGCGACACGTATCTCAGTTCCAGACGAATTAACTCATAAGGGTTTGTTTATAGAACTCGTAGAGGTTTTCTGCACGTCACGTATTGCGGCACATAGTCCAGAGGAGTTGCTGACAGGCAAACCATGGACTGAAGAAGGTCTTACATATTTCAAACTTAGTGCGCTGCAGGAGTTTCTAAAGCGTAACGGCTTTACGCACTACACCCGTGGTCAAATAACAGAACGCCTTAAAGAAATGAATGACGGCATTGAGGCAGATAAGACATATCGATTTAAGGACAATCAAGATAAATGGAAGTCAGTCCGGGTATGGTTTGTGCCAGAGATGAATAGAGGTGAGGTAGACCTTCCGGAGGTTACGTTTGAAGTAGAGGATCCACCTTTTTAATGAAACTCCAACCCATACCGATAACGTTACGAGAGGCTAATAATTTTGTAGAACAATATCACCGTCATAGTAAGAGAACCGCGAGGGACGGCGGTAAGTTTGCTATCGGAGCAACCACCGGAGAGGAGATGGTAGGGATTGCGATAGTTGGTCGTCCAGTGGCGAGGTTGTTGGATGACGGGTATACAGCGGAGATCACTAGAGTTTGTGCAAGAGAAGAGAGTCCTAAGAACACTTGTTCTTTCCTGTACGGTAGGTGCTGGAGGATATGGCAGCAGATGGGCGGCAAACGGATGGTGACTTACACCTTACAGACAGAGAGCGGATCTAGTCTAAGAGGAGCTGGGTGGAAGATTGTTGGAGAAACCGACAAAGGTAGTTGGGACAGAAAAGGTCGAGAAAGAGATTGGCAACCCATTTATGGACAACTGAAGTTTAGATGGGGAGTAGAGGTTGAATGATCGTTGGATAGATTGCCCATGGTGCGGAAGCGTCACCAGAACCTTTTGGGGAGGTGATGACGAACTATGTCTGGCCTGTAAGAGAGTAGTAAATGGAAAGCGAAACGATACTAGGACCCCCGGGAACGGGGAAGACACAGACGAACTCCAATCGGATACGTGATTGTATCCAAGAAGGCATCGACCCAGATCGTATAGCCTGTGTGTCTTTTACACGTAAAGCTGCGGGAGAGAGCCGTGACCGTGTGGTCAAGGATTGGAACATTGACGAGAGAGATCTTCCTTACTTTCAAACGCTACACTCCATGGCATACAAGGCTGGGGGGTACACTACAGATGACGTTATGTCTCCAAAGGATCTCAAGATTATAGGGAATGCCGTGGGTATCCCTTTTGGGACCAAGAACAAAAACATCGAAACAGACTTTGACAGCTTGGGCATATCCAAGGGTGATCACTACATGAATATGTATCATCTGGCTCGAAGCAAAAAGATGACGCTTGAAGAGATGTATCGCGTGACGGGAGACCACGGTTTACACTTTGCTGAACTGCACAGACTCGTGAAGGCTTACCACGACTATAAAAAGAGTTACAACAAAATTGATTTCACGGACATGATAGAAGAGTTTGTAGTCGCGGACATATGCCCTAACATTGACGCTTTGTTTGTGGATGAAGCACAGGATCTATCTACCCTTCAGTGGTCCATGGTCAATGTTCTGAGGAGAAACCCCCGCATACAAGTGTTCACGGGTGATGATGACCAAGCCATCATGAGTTTTCAAGGTGCCGATGTTAAAGCGTTCTTGAGCGCGACAGAAAAGAAGACGGTTCTTAATCAGTCGTACCGTGTTCCGGGTTCCGTGTGGGGTCAAGCACAGAACATTGTCAACAGGATAGACGGCAGAGCCCCCAAGCTTTGGTATCCCAAGAAACAAGAGGGAGATGTTAGATACCATCAAAGTTTACAAGACATTCCTTTGGGCGAGGGAGAGTGGTGCTTGATGGCACGGACTAATCGGATCGCCTCTTACCATGCCACTAATCTAAGAAAAGAGGGATGGGTATACAGCCGCAATGGTCACCCCAGCATTCCAACTAAGGCTTACGAAGCTTTGATGGATTGGGAGTTCTGGTGTAAGGGACAGCCTCTGTCGCCTTCAAAGATTAGAAACGTGTACGCTTTTATGAAGACAGGGGACGCTCTAACAAGGGGGTACGGTCCCAAGTCAAGGACTCTTATGACGTTGGATGAAGAAGAACTATACGACATAAGGTATGCCAAGGATCACTTGGGACTGCTTGTAAATGACTCCATACGGTGGCACCAAGCTCTTGGAAAGATTGACCTTGAGACAAAAAACTATATTCTTAACGCATTGAAAAGAGGGGACAATGTTAAGAATCCTCGAATTAAGGTAAGTACCATACACTCCATGAAGGGAGGCGAGGCAGACAACATCATTGTTGTTCCAGACATATCATATGCCGCGCATAGAGAATATCAGAAAGATCCATCTACAGAACATAGGGTGTTTTATGTGGCCGTGACGAGAGCCAAGAAGTCTCTTCACGTTCTATACCCTACAACCGATAGGAACTACGTTATATGAAGCCTGTGAATATTCTGGAAGAGTGTGTCTCTCTGGTATCGGGAGAAAGAGCGCAGCAACATGGGGATTATAGAGATTTACATAACAGGGTGGCTGAATTGTGGAGTACCTTTTTGAAGACTCCAATCAAGCCGTCAGATGTAGCCTTTTGCATGACATTGTTGAAGGTGGCTCGAGATGAGGTTGGCGGTAAGAATCCTGACGATGGTGTAGATGCCACGTCCTATACTGCATTATGGGCGGCATTGTCGGACGATGCGTGAGGACTTATTTGACGAGAAGGTATGGTCGCCACCAGAGCATCTGCCAGATCTATCTGACGAAAAAATTATCTGCATAGATGTCGAGACGAAGGATCCCGGCATAAAAGATTTGGGGCCAGGTTGGGTCAGGAACGATGGCAAACTTATAGGCATCGCTGTCGCCGCCCCCGGTTGGAGTGCTTATCTACCCATTGGTCATGAAGGGGGAGGAAACATGGCCAAGAGTCTCGTAATCGGCTGGCTCCAAAGTCAACTTGACCATGGTATGTCTGTTGTTTTTCACAACGCACAGTATGATCTAGGCTGGTTGTTATCAGAAGGTATTGAGGTCAAAGGTGATATTCTTGACACTATGGTCGCCGCTCCAATCCTTGACGAAAACAGATTTAGTTACTCCCTTAATGCGTTGGGTGCGACATATCTGGGCGAGAGGAAGAAAGAAGAAGACCTGAAGCGTGCGGCAGATCAACATGGCGTGGACGCCAAAGCTGAAATGTGGAAGCTGCCGGCAGAGCGAGTTGCCCTGTATGCGGAGGGTGACGCTGAACTTACGTTAAAGCTGTGGGACGTTCTCTCCAAAAGATTGGAGGAGGATGATTGCCAAAACATTCTGAAGATGGAACTGTCCTTGTTGCCTCTTGTGTTTGAGATGCGTAAACGTGGTGTTCGGGTAGACTTGGACAAGGCAGAGAAGACGAAAGCCTATCTTCTGTCTAAAGAAAAGAATATCTTGAAGGAGCTACACAAAGAAACAGGAGTCCACATTGAACCGTGGAACGCCAAAAGTCTTGCAGCTGCTTTTGACAGTCTTGGGTTGCCCTATGAGAGGACGCCTAAGTCTGATGCGCCCAGCTTTACAAAGCACTTCTTGAAGACCCATGCACACCCCATCGCCAAGAAGATTCTGGAGGTTCGTGAGTACAATAAGGCGAACACGACCTTCGTGGACACGATTCTTAACCATCAGCATAATGGCCGCATCCATTGTCAGTTTAATCAGTTGCGCTCGGACGAAGGTGGAACTGTGTCTGGACGCTTCTCGTCAAGCCATCCTAATTTACAGCAAGTTCCCTCTAGGCATCCAGAAATCAAAGAACTCATTCGGGGTCTCTTTTTGCCAGAAGAAGGATGCCGATGGGGAAGCTTTGACTACAGCTCCCAAGAGCCCAGATGGTTGATGCACTACGCTTCTATTGCCCCTGCAACTAAAGAGAATGAGCGTGTTCGAGAGATCGTCAAGCAGTACCAAGAGTCAGACGTAGACTTCCATCAGATCATGGCAGACATAGCTGACGTAGACAGATACCAAGCCAAGATCATAAATTTAGGCACCATGTATGGCATGGGCATTGGTAAGTTGGCCGCTACCCTTGGAGACATACCCTTTGAGGAAGCCAAGGCGATACGCAACGAATACGATGAGAAGGTTCCGTTCATACGGGCATTAGCGTCCTCTGTTATGGACGCGGCGTCTCAACGTTGCGAGGTTCGTACCTTGTTGGGCCGTAAGTGCCGATTCCCCATGCGTGAGCCTAGAGGCTACTCAAAGGATTCTAAAACGTTGATACACGCAGAGAAGCTTGAGGAGCAGTGGCAAGAGATACAAGATACGCCGATGGACGATAGGCCAGAGGATTGGCACCAGAAGAACCCACAGAACTATAAGGTAGCTTTCGTGTACAAAGCCCTCAACCGCCTGATACAGGCTTCAGCAGCAGATCAGACCAAGAAGGCCATGCAAGACTGCATTGGCCATGGTCATTGGCCCATGCTCACTGTACATGACGAACTATGCTTTTCGATAGAGAGTGACGAACAGGTGGTTGAGATCAAGGATCTGATGGAGAACTGTGTGCCAGACATGAAGATTCCATCCAAGATAGATGTAGGTCTGGGCGAGGATTGGGGTAAAGCTAAATAGGCGCCCCCTGACAACAGTCGCCGTCAGTTACGCATTTACAATCGGCGCACTGGTAGTGTCCATGGACAAAGATCTTTGGTTTGTCGCATCCACAACTAGGACAGCGGGGACCAAGTTCGCCCATCGAATCGCTTGGATTCTTTTCTGTTTCGACTTCCGACATAGCTACAATGCACCCATCCTGAGTCTGGTATGTCTTCTTTGTAAAACTCTAGTAACAACTGATCGTAGTCCAGATGCTCTCTGATCCACATTGCCAGTTCCATGTTGGGTACGCCGGGTACTTCGAAGTCAACAGCTTGACCGTTTATGTGCTGCGATTTGTTGGATGACCCAATCTCTTTGTTTAACATTAAACAACGGAAGCCACTCGAGGGCGTAAACGGAATGCCGTAATGCACCCTGACAGGCTCTAGTATCTTCTCGCATACGGTTCTAAGGTTCTCGATTTCCTTCTCGTTGGGCTCATTCTTGATACCCTTACGAACCGCTGTATCAGAGCGGGTCAACTCCTTCAAAGAAAAGTGTGTCGATAAACGTGTCACGGTGTCATCCCAAGTAGTTTATTAAGTTCCATTTGCCGTAAGGCATCTACCTGACCAGAGGATGCCAAGTTAGAAGCTTGCTGTTGAAGTTGTTGAGTTGCGGGGCCAACGGCTTCGGCTGCTTGAGAGATGCCCTCTCCAACAGACCTTCTAGTGTCAGCGTCTACACTTCCTGATGCAGCAGTTGCTCCTAACAACCTAGCTTCAGATCCGGCTAATTGTTTGAACCTAAGACGAAGAACACTCAAATCACCTAATTGTTTTTTAGCTTCTTCAGTGGCTTGCTTTCGGGTTACGTTTACACCATCCGCTTTTGCTTTGGCTATAATATCATCCGACAGGGCTTTTATACCTTTTTTTAATTCGCCTGCCCTTATGTTTGGTCGAGTAACAAGATTAAGAAAAGGCTTACTTCTTAATATTCTGCCGCTGAGATAAATACCAGCTAACGAAGGAAGGGCCGAAGCTGGATTTGTAATTATAGCTAAACCAATACCTGCTGCGTAAGTAGAGGATGCAAGACCCCCTTTACCTTTTAAGGCCTGATCTCCAACAGGAAGTTTAGTTATCTTGACTAGATCCTGTACCACGTCACGGCCCAATATTTTATTTAAAGCACCGCGCTGATTTAAATTAGCGATTGACGCAGCCATTCCATCTTTCCATGCCCCAGACACAACCGCCTCTTCAGTGATTCCTTTTGGAAAAGATTCGCGAACTATGCGTGACATAACCGCGTCTTTTAAACCAAAAGGCTGATCTAAAGCATAATCAGGAACTTCTCGGATAAGATCATCTAAAAGTTTCGGATCTTTAACAGCCGCTTGAATTAAAGCTTCTGCGTCATCTATTCGTCCCGTCTTTACAGCTTGAAACAAAGCACTTGAACTTTGGGACTGAGCTGTTGCTACATCCGCTTGTAAGTTTTGCACAATGTTTCTCATGTTTGAATTTGTAATGGATTCAGGGGCCACTGAACCAAAACGAAGGCCTCCTCTAATTTGATCAGGAGCCACTAAAGAGAAATCTTTTAACACTTGACCCAAACGTCTAGCTTCCGTTTGACCAAACAATACACCCTGAACTTCTTTGCCTAGAGATTCAAAAGAACGGCGAAAAGCTACAGGATCAAATATATCGTTTTGAGCAACGTTTCTATCAACGTTTGTTTTTATCCAAGTGCTTGCCAAAGCTTGACGAGTAACGTCTCTATGAGCTGTCCCAGCCGCCGCTGCCGCCGCATCATCTGCATGAAGCTGAAGTGTTTCGGCTAACTCTCCTAAAATTCTTTTTCTGTAAGGATTGTCTATAGGTAATCGCTCAAGAAACTCAGGGGGTCTGAGTCCTAAACCTACATCTTTAAGAACTTTTTCAGCCTCTCTTCCTACCATACCACCTTTTAATTGTGGAAAGTTTTCACCAAGAAGACGATTAAGTTCCGTTATGTTTCCTTGTCGAGCCGCGTTAGCCATCTCAGACCACTGCGTTTCAGGAATACTTTGCATTGCCCCACGAACAGTAGGACTAGGTGTCACACCTTTTAAATAGTTTCGTAAAGCTTCGGGTCTGTTATTTACAACTACTGTTTCAACGACAGCACTTAAATCAGCAAAAAAGCCTTCTTTTATGTTTTGATTAAGCATATTCATAGCGCCTGTCTTGAATATCTCGGCGCCATCTTGATAGTTTTTATTAGCCGCCTTAAATTTTTCAAGACCTTCGGATAAGCGACTTGCACGTTGAAGGGCTTCTTCTTTAGGCATAATTTGTCCAGCATTTCGTCCGGGAGGAGGAGCTATATCTAAATCAATATAACTGGAAGAGCCCCCGCTTCTAAGTTCTAATATTTTTCTTTCTATGGTTTGTTGTGCGCCATTAAACATGTCATCAAGTTTATCAGACAGGCCTTTTAATTGATTGTCGGTGACATCTCCAACCAGACTTCCGCTTCTAGAATTTTGAATAGTGGAACGGAGAGCCTGAAGTTCTCCAATTGTAAAATCGTCAGTTTTATTCAAAATATAGTCATAAACAGGATTGTTTTGTAAGCCTTGTTGTTTTGCCAAAGGAGCTTTTAATTGTTCCTTAACAACTTTTTGAAGATCATCTACTTTAAATAATCGGGTCCTACCTAACATATCATCAGCATTGTTATACAAAACCTGACTGTTGTTTTGCCACAAACGAACCATCCGGGTCATCTCATTCTGGAACGCAGCAGCAGTCTCGTCCCCAGTTGTATAAACCTGTTTTAAAAGATTCATTTCTTGTTCGATTACGTCTCGTAACTGTTGGTTGGCTAATCGAACAGCCTCGTCCGGATCTTTCATTGCGCTAGTTATTAGACTAGATACATCTCTTGCGTTTTTATCTAATGCCGCTCCAAAAGCATCATCACTTAACTCACCGCTTTTGTATTGTTTAATCAAATCCTCAACGTATTTACGATTTGACCTAGCCGCCGTGCGATTCGGAAAAATGCCTTCATGAATTGCTTGTAATCGACCTAAAACAGCTTTTCCAGTAGCCTCTGACACAGTCGGACGAGCGCCTTCTTTAACGGCTGCTCTAGTAGCTGTCCGTTGCATTTGAACCGCTATGGCCTTTGCCGCAGATTCAGAAAGATTGGGGTTAGCCGCCATGAGATCAGAGATAACTTGAGCGTCTGGGTTCCCTGGTCCACGGATCAGTTTCCCTATACCTTTTAAAGCTCCACCAACTACAACGTTACCTAAAGAGTTAAATGCCGCAGCCGTAGCAACGTCTCCATAAATTTCTTTTGGTTCTTGTAATTGTCTGCCTTCAGCGTATTCCTGTAATTCATCAAGTC